TACAGTGGGCATTCATAGCTTTAAAGTAGGTGGTTTTAGCGATTATGAGGACGCCCTAAATTGGGAATAATAAATATAACAAGGAGATTTTATGAGTGCAATAGTCAATTCTAATAATGTTATCTTTGCCAATGGTGGTGGTAATTTCCCAGTTTCTGCTTCGTTCGCAATCGGTGGTGTCGACAATGCTTTGGTTTCTTCCATGACCTATCAGGTTATAAGACCAACAATAAGCGTCACTGGTAATACTGTTATCATCAAGAACGAACTAGGGAGCTCTGGTGAATTTGCACTGATTCCTTATACAAACGATCATGGTATCGTTCAATATAACTCTGGTCATATTGAAATCGTGGACACTCCGGACAAACCCACATGTTCAGCCTATGTAATGACTACAGCTAATCCGTCCGTAATTCTCGATCCACCAGGAACATTACTTCATTTAAGAATTACAACTCCATATAACTATGACGGGCCAACTGCATATACTGCTGTTGTCGGTAATAACCAATATGTCATGAGTTCTGGTGTCTATTGTGACTTTACCAAAGCTTATGGCGAATCTAACGAACTAGATTGGAGAAAAGCTGGGTCAGGTTATTACTCTTTATAAATATAATGTTACGGTAATACGCACCTAGCGTACAGAGGACATTATGGCTATTAAGAAGGAAAAGAAAGCACCTCAGGTAACGGAAATACCTGAGGTTTCAACATTTAAGGAAGATTATAAGAAAGATTTACAAGAAATCAAAGATTTGTTAAAGGATATTTACATTCAACTTAGTAAATTAGATTTTCGTGGAGGACTGTAATGGGATTAGGTGGCGGAGAAGTTGTATTGAAAAAGAAAAGAGAGAAACAGTTTAAGTTCCTCTTAGAAAATTTTACGAAACCTGTATTAGAATCTGACGGTTTCGGTGAAATTAAGTATGAAGAGAATGGTTATTCACCTACTGGTATTTCTCTCGCTATCCTGAACTGCAACATGGAGAACTCGTTTCAGAAAGAACAAATTTCGCCTAACCAGATTGCAACGTTTATGTCACGTATTCAAGGTTATCTACCGAAGGACTTAAGACCTTCTGACTATAGATGCAAACCTTTATTTACCAGTAACTCTTATAGTGGTTCTTGTCAGTTCGCACCGGAAACGTTGGAATTGTTAGACGCAATGAGAGAATGGTATCTTGAGATGAAATACAGAATTATGAATGATATAACCTTCAAGTATTATGCAGAAGGTAAAATACAATATAACGAGATTCTCAAGAGACGTTTCAAGAACGAATATTCCGAAAAGGTAGAACAGACAGTTCAAGCTGACGTTAAGTCTGACAATTCAATTAATATTATTATAGAAGACGCATAAAATGGATTTTAAATATAAACTTTTTAAACATCAGAAGGAGTTATTGACCTGTAAGGAGAACCTTGTGTATCTCCGAGCAGGTCGCTGACTAGTGGTTCTGGAAAATCCTATATAGCTTCATTGATGGCTGTAATAGCTTTACTTGAAGGAAAGCGCGTAATATGTCTTGGACAGAATTTCAAGGCAGTTTCTGAAGTTTTAATGCAGGAATGCATCAATCGTCTTTATGAGATTTTGAAACCCGAAGAATTTCAAATTCATAAAGGTATGATGAAGATCACTTATAAAAATGGTGTAATTTATTTTGCATCTTATGAAACACCTGATGCTATTCGTGGTTATACTGAAATTTCTTTAGCAATTCTTGATGAAGCAGCTTTGGCAGATCCTGATATAATGACCATTTTGCCGTTCTGTATGAGAGGTAAGGGTATTGTTCCAAAATTAGTGATGATTTCAACGCCTAGAGGACAGAATTGGTTAACTCGATTTATACGAGAGAATAATGTTCCATTGATTACTGCAACGACCAAAGATAACAAATTCATTACTGAAGAACAAATTGCATTAATGAGAAAATCATGCGTCTCTGAAAGTGCATGGAGAAGAGAATATTTTGGTGAAGAATGTGAAGATGTAGATAACGGAACTATATTCACTAGCGATATGTTTGATAATGCACCAAAATCTGGAACTACAATTACAATTGGTTGTGACCCGTCAGGATTTGGACATGACCTTAATTCTTTAGTTCTTAGAAAAGGCAACAATATTGAAAAATATTACAAACAACAATTAACAACAGCTAAAGATATGTATTCTGTAATAAAAGCATGGATTCATGAATATGGAAAACATAATCTTTCAGCAATTAATATAGACGCTGCTTATGGAAGTGCGCTTTATGAACTATTAATGGAAACTGATTTAGCAGGTTTTGTAAATTTGGTATCATTTGGTGGAAGTGCAGATGAACCGTCTTATGCTAATAAACGTGCAGAAATTTATATGAAAACAAAACAATTTATCACTGAACATGGGCTAAATGGTGTTGATGAAACTGCAATAAATGAATTTTTGTCAACAAAATATATTTTAAATAATAGAGATAAAATTCAATTAATCCCTAAAGAGGAGATAAAACAAGCTATAGGAAGATCACCAGACACTGCAGATAGCATAGCATTAACATTCTTTACTAGCGATATACCAAGAGGTTTAGGTTTGGAGAGAAAATCACGTCAATCTTATTTTATGGGGTGATTTTTACGATAATCTCTTTGATATTCATTTAGTCTATCTCTATTTTTCTTTCGCCATTCACGTTTCCATTCATTATGATGTTTTTTATATTCATCTAAATCTTTTTCTATACAAGCTTTAAATCTTTCTTTATTATAAGTATCATAATCAACGTCAATCACTCTATGACCATCTTCTAAATTACGTTTTGTATTGTAACTATTTTCTCTAGCCGTAACCCAACGTAGATTTTCAGCTCTATTGTCTAGTGTATTACGATTTATATGGTCAACAAATGGTAAATTATCCGGATTAGGTATAAAATATTCCGCTACAAGTCTATGAATTAACTCAAGTTTTCCTTTACCTGTATATATTCTATAATAACCACAACCATTTTGTGACGGTATAAATTCTTCACCAGTTTTGATATTAAAAACTCTACCATCATCACGTAAAAGATACTTTTTTGAAATTTGAACAGTTTTCATCTCTATAAATATAGTAATTAGGATTGCATTTGTCAACCTGATTTAATAAATAAATATATTAAGGTAATATGCACCGATAAGCATACAAGGACAATTTATGATTAATGATGAAGAACTAGAAGTTCCAGGCAATACCGAAGTTGAGACGACAACAGAAGTAGCACCTGAAACGGAAGTTGCCGCCGAGGAAAAGGTCTCGTCAACCCCTTCTGAGGAAAATGTTAGTGGCGAAAAGGCTAGCCATAGGGAATACACTCCAGAAGAACGAGCTAGTTATTCGTTCAGAAAACAGTTGAATAAGCAGAAAGCTAAATACGAAGATCAGTATAACAATCTGCAAAATCAATACAACGAACTTCTCGAACGTTTAAACAGACTTGAAAATCCAGAGAAATTCCAGCCGTTAAATAGAGGTCAGTTCAACGATGACGATAGCTATATTGATGCTTTAGTTCAGCAACGTTTTGATAACATGTGGAACTCAAAGTTACAAGAAGCTCAGCAACGTTATCAAGAACAAGCACAACAGGACCAAGAAGTACAGGCATATAAATCCAGGCAGGATGAAAATGTCAAAAAGCTTTTTAAGACTCCTGAAGCAGAAAAACAATACCGTGAAACAATCGGAATTGCACTTCAGAATGGCTTAGGCGAATTGATTGACTCTGATAAGGAAATTGCTCAGTACATCATGAGATCTGATTTGGGACCTAAAATTCTGTATGAATTCGCAATGAAACCGGATTTAGTACAAGAAATGTTTAACGATAATGTAACTCCAATGGATCGCCAGTTCAAGATAAGAGAACTAGAAAATGACCTGAGAAAAGCTATGGTACAGCCAATGCCGGTAATCGGAAAACCTGGAACTAAGAGCGAAGCGTCGCAGGGAAGCATTTTTGACAGTGATGATTCCATTTTAACATATCTTAGGACGCACTAAACATTAACATTTTTCATAAAAAGGATAAAATATTATGGCTGATAAGAATTTAGGGAATGAATTTTCCAACAACAAGAAAGTTAAGTTAATCGCTGGTGAAGTCTACGACAACATGCCGTACACCAAGAAAGCAAAATCATACATGACACAGGGTGAACTCGAAGGTAAGAAGTATGGTAACACATATTCTATCTATCTCACTGACCCGGGTGAAGTTCATGATGGTCTCGAAGCAACTCCAGACACCATCACTGAATACGAAGTTCCTGTTA